TGTTTTAAAAATGTTGAAACTATACAGTGACTTTGACATAATTTATTTATATTAATATATATTCTATAGTTTTTCAACCAGTGTAAAGGTATATATGGCTACGAATCTTATATCTGCTTCAGAAAGAACCGCGCTTAATGCGGTTATTGATGATGTTCATGAGACTTTTGCTCGCGAAATCACTGTTTTTAAAGAAGCCTCACAGATTGTAATTATTACTGACCCTAACTTTAATCCATTATATAATACTGCTGGTCAAACCACTTCATATGTAAATACACCAGTTTATAAGACATTTAAAGTAAGAATATTTTATAACGACGACATTAGTAAAAAATACTGGAACGAATCAGGACTAGCTTCTCAAATTAAATTAGAAGTCGTTGTTGGATCTGTAAGAATAAAGATGCGAGCAGAAGATTATAATTATATTAAAGATGCCCGCCGTTTTGATCTTGATGGAAAACGATTTGTATTGAATTCTTCATTTAGACCTCATGGTTTATTTGACAATCAATATTATACTCTTTATCTCAAACCTGACGCATAAAATATGGACCCAGATTACAGAAAAATAATGCAAGATTTGCAAGCCGACAAAGAGTATCAAAAAGAAGTTCATAGAATAGTTGAAAAAGAATTCAATAAAATAAAAAATCAATATTTACAAGAATTTCTTAACCATCCTATCACTCAAGAAATAAAAGGAGGTATAGACGCAACAAATACATCAGGAACTCTTGCCGGTATAACTAATTTATATTCTTTTATTGGGTTCGATGAAGGATCTGACCCCATAAAACCCATTGAAGATTTATTAGAAAAATCTAATTACAGAATTGTTTTTAATAACAAAGCTTTAGATAGTACAATTATTTTTGATATACCTACCGCTGTGCAAATATTTGAAATAACGCCTATGCCTTGGGCAGTTGGCAGAAGTTGGGCGAGAGGAATCGAAACTGGAATATCGGGTCTTGGATATTATTTAAAAAAAATAAAAAACAGTCGATCTGGATTCGGTATTCAATCATCAACCAATCAAGTTAGACCGGGAACTGTTTTTAAAAATACAAAATACATATCTGATTTAATAAACAAATTCTCTAAAGATTTAAAAAGTTTAAATAAAATTACAGCATGAAACCGACATTTACTCATAATGTTATTAATAGTTTTTTTCTTTGGTTCGATAATTTCTTAATGACCAAAGGTGACGCTTATAAAACTTATACAACAAAACTATATAATTATCAAGACCCTCGACTTGGTGGAGATAAAGTTGTTTACGGATCTCCATATAAACAATGGGTATACGATAAAAACATAACTGGCGCAACAATACCATCTGGTTTCACAATTAATAATCAATTTGTATCTACTGGTACAAGCGGTATGAGAATTGATTTTGATAATGGCAGAATTATTTTTAATAGCGGAGTTTCAACGGGCCTGAACATAACCGGAACTTATTCAGTCAAAGAAGTAAACAGTTATATAACAGATCAGCCAGAAGATAATTTAATAATTGAAAACAAATTCGTAACAAATAGCAGATTCACAGTATCTGAAAATTATATTGCTCCATATAATCCTGTTACTCCTTGTATATTCGCTTCTATACAAACCGCTCATAATACTGCATTCGCTTTTGGCGGTGAAGACGAAACAAAATGCATTATTAAAGTCGTAGCGTTTTGTGAAAACTTATATCAGCTAGACGGAGTTCTTAGCGTATTTGGCGATTCATATAATGAAATATTTAGCATCATACCAATGACAGGTCATCCATTAGGAGAATTCAATGAAATGAAAACTGGCGCATATCCTACAGGATATGATTATAAAAATTTAAGCAACGCATACAACTCTCAAACTCTTTTTATATCTCATGTCGAAACTTCAAAGATTCGCGATAGCGTTATTAAAGAATTAAATCCAATTCTTCATATTGGATTTTTAGACTTTGAAATCAAAACTTATCGATACCCTCGATTATAATTTCACAAAAACAACCAATCACTGTAAAAAATATTAACAATTTAACAACAATTAAACAAATAAAAAACATATGGCAAGAAATCGTGTAATATACCAAAGTCAAGCTTTATTTATCGCTCCTAGTGCTACTGGCGTTCAAGTCAGTGGAACTACTGGACCTAATGTCGGAATAACATTGTCCCCGACAATCAGCAATCCACTTAACACTGGAGAATTAGCTTCTGGCGTTTCTCTATTGAAAAAAATGGATCGTATTCAAAATTGTAATTTTAATTTCTCAATCAATAGACAAGATATTAATGAATTCGGCAAACTAGCTCGCATTGATTCTATCGTTATGGAAACTCCAACTGTAGGTTTGGACTTTTCATATTACGCAACCGATGGATACAACGAAAGATTGATGGGTTTTAATATTACTGGATTCAAGAGCGATGGAACAACATTTATCGATGATAATATTGTTAATGGCGCTCAAGCTATTTCCGGATTGTTATCAGATCTTCAAGGAAATAATTATTATATCCTAACCGTTGATGAAGGTGAAGACGTAGTTGGTGGAAATTTAACTCCAAGTTCAACAATTGTCGCTTTAGGGAATGTCTTTATCAGCGAATACGGTTTCGAAGCTAGTGTCGGCGCAATTCCAACCGTATCGGTAACTCTTGAAGCGTTTAATATTAAATCAGACGCTAGTGAAGCTCCATTAATATTAACTGCGGCTGTGACTCCAATTGGTAATGCTGGAGCAAATATTACTACTATCACTGGAATTAGTCCAGCAGTAGATCTTTTCGCTAACCCCGCTACCAAATTAACCAACGTTAAAAATGGTTATAAACTAGATATTAGTAGAGATTTTACAGGCTCAATTGGTTCCGCTCCTGGTGTTAACTTTACAGGATTTACTACAGGATCAAGCACTGTTTCCGCTCTTCGTCCCGGCGATATCCAATTGACATTGCCATCAAGCGAAGGATTTACAAATTTATCAGCCGCTCACATTCAATCATTCAGTTTCACTCTGCCTCTTTCCAGAACAGTATTACAACGTCTTGGAAACACATTCGGTTTCGCTAGAGTAATCGATGTTCCTATTAACATGGATTTAAGTATGAGCGCAATTGTTTCTGAATTGAAAGATGGAAATCTATTTGATATTCTTGCTAGCCCAACTAAACAAGATTTCACTATTGCCTTGAAAGATTCAAATGGCAATAGAAAGATCGCTTATACAATTAAAGGAGCCATACTACAAGGCGAAACGTATTCTGAAAACATTGGTGATAATCAAACGGTTGATCTAACATACACCGTTCAAATCGGTGGTGCTAATGATACTACTGCTGGTTTATTTATGTCTGGTAGTTACGCAAACAATCTTGATTCAATAACCAGCGGATTCTTTAAACTAGGAACAGGTAAGCTAGGTTAATATAAAATAACAATAAAAAACCCCAGTCGAAAGACTGGGGTTCTTTTTTTACTTATGGATGACCATATCCATATGGATAATAAAAAAATCCAGATCCTGTAAATATTGGCGAACCATCTTCACCAGCCACTTGCACAGGCGCAGCTTGATAAATGTTGTAACTAGATACTAATCTTTCCATTTCTTCTCTAGCGTCATTAGCTAATCCACGATATGTTTTTGCAAGTTCATTTTTATTTGTACGCGTAATCATCGTGTCGCCTTCACGCAAAGTTACGAAATCCACAGAGCTATCTACTCCGCGCAAAACTTGACGAGTCTTTTTTGTATAAAACTCATACAAGTACATTTGCTTATATATTGATCTTTCTTCTTGTTGAAAAAACCCTGTTGGTTCAAAATTAGAATTTTGTACTGAATATTGGCTGTATATTTTTGTATTTAACAAACCAACATTATTAGCAAGCCATCCTGAAATATAATAAAATTGAGCATAGCCGCTATCATACTCAAATTCATTCGCGAATATTTCATCAGCTAAATCATGTACACTATAAGCTACCATATATATATCTTACACTTTTTTATTTAACTTACGAACTAATTCGTTGTATATCATTTTAGAATAATAATTGCTATTCTTACTTTGAACTTCGATATCAAACTTTTTCGGCGGCTCAAATACTTTATTAGTATCTTCGTATGTTGATTCGTTAATGGTATTCATAAATATTAAAAAATCAGGATCAAATTGATCTCTAGTTTTTTGAAACGGACATACAAAGTCGCAAATGACTATTTCATTATATTGACCGTACATGTCGGCCAAATCTTTCATTCTTTTACCTTGACGTTCACGACCAGTTTCACTGAAGTCCCAATCGTTAAATTGTTCACGAACTTTATCTGCATTTAACCAATGACATTTATAATGATGGCTCAAAAGATAAGATAAATCTGCCGCTAATGTGGTTTTACCAGATCCCGGCAAACCCATAATTAATACCTTTAAAAACGAACCAATTGGCATATTATATGGTATGGTTGAAAAGATATTTTTTCAATGTTCACTACCTCGGGCAGGTTCGACACTTTTACAAAATGTGCTGGCGCAAAATCCTGATTTTTATGCCACGCCAACTAGTGGATTAATTGAAATCTTCCTTAATGCTAGAAATATTTATTCTACAAATATTGAATTTAAGGCTCAAGACATCAATGTAGTTGAACCAGCATTCAAAGCTCTTTGTAAAGAAGGCATGTTTGCATATTTTAACGCTATCACTGATAAGAAATATGTTATTGACAAGAGCAGAGGTTGGAGCGTTACATACGATTTTCTAAATTGGTATTATCCAGAACCAAAGGTTATTGTTATGGTTCGCGATCTGCGAGCGGTTGTGGCGAGCATGGAAAAGAAGTGGCGACAATATCAGCACATTGATGCTGGCCTTCAGAACTGGAACGAACTTCGTAACACTACGGTTGATAAGAGAATAGATTACTTTTTAATGCAAGCGCCGCCACTTGCTGTAAGTATTGATGTATTGTATGATACTATTATGCGTAAATTAAGTAAGAAATGTTTGTTTATTAAGTTTGAAAACTTCGCCAGTAATCCTCAAAGAGAAATGGAACGAGTATACGAATATCTTGAATTACCATTTTATCAACACGACTTTAACAACGTAGAACAAAAGACTTTTGAAGATGACCGTATGCACATTCCTTTTGGTGACCATACTATTCAAAAAGTAATCAAACCAGTACCTAACGACTATATAGATATTCTTGGAAAACAGAACTGTGATAACATATACAATAAGTTCTCTTGGTTCTATAAAGCTTTTAGTTACGATTATTAATTTCTATAGATAAAAAAATAGTGTAAAATTAAATACAAATATGAGCGACCCAACATTCCCAATTATCAATCTACCAAGTGCTGTAGAAATTCAACAAGCTGCTAATACCAGCCAAATCGAAATCCTTCAAACCACAGACGACCCAATCGGTAAGACTGTAAAGAGTTTGGTAAAGATATCAACCACTCCTTACGCTCATAACTGGTATACAGTATGGTCTGGAGATACATATGATCAAGCTGGTCAATGGACGGACACCCAATTGTCTGCCGCCATCGTTACTCTAGTAATGGCAGAATATCCTCCCGCTTTGACACGATAATAACTGTAGAAAACAATACCAAAAAAACATAAAATACCTCAAGGACATATTGTTCTTGAGGTTTTTTTTATGGCTGAAAAAAAGAAAGTATTAATAGCAACTCCATCTTACGACGGCAAACTGGATGTTTATTATATCGACTCACTTCTAAACACTTTATCATTAGCTGAAAAGAATAATGTAGAAGTATATCCATTGTTTATTTGTTACGACTCTCTTATTCAACGTGCGCGAAATGATTTGTTTAAACTTGCTTATAGTAACGATATTGATAATTTGTTTTTTATTGATGGTGATGTGGGATGGAATCCTCAAGATTTTTACAAGCTGGTAAAAAGCGACAAAGATATTATCGGCGGATCTTATAGAAAAAAGACTGATAACGAAGAGCTTTACGTTGTGAAAGCTCTTGATAAAGATAATTCTAAATTAAATTTGAGCGTTGATAAAGACGGCATTCTTGAAGTGGCAGGTTTAGGTTGCGGATTCATGAAAATTTCTCGCAAAGCTATGAACGCTTTATGGGAGATTTCTAAACCGTATACCTCAGAAAAAGGTGACACACGAATGGTGTTTGAAGTCGTTTGTGAAGACGGCGATCTTATCAGCGAAGATATTTATATGTGTAAGAAGTGGCGCAATCTTGGTAATAGCATTTATCTCGATACTAACATCACATGTTCGCACACAGGCGCGAAGACGTTCGTAGGAGACGTTGGTAAATGGATCAACTCTTTTAAAAATCAAAATACCTTCAATCCACAACCGACAACCGATCTGTCTAAATATTTTGTAAAGAATAATGATGAAGATGATTTTAAAGTTCTTGTATGACGGATATTTACGCAGACATTATTTTATTTGATAGCATAGGTTCTCCATACGATGGAAATACCATGCACAAATGTGGAATGGGCGGCAGCGAGTTTCAAGCTATTTTACTTCTTGAAGAGTTATCTAAAGAAGGATACAAAGTTATATGCCTAAACAATTCTAATAAAGAATCTTTTGTAAATGGAGTGTTGTATGCGCCAAACAAGTTGGTTGATAGTTATAAATTCAAGTGCAAGAATTTAATAATCCATAGGTATAGCGAAATTCCTAAAATCGCTCATAAAAAAGCATTCATGTGGGCAACCGATTTGAATGGCGTTCATAATCTAAAATTCTATAAGCTATTTGAAGAAAAGAAACTAACTTTAATTACACTCAGTAATTTTCATAACGATTTGTTTCCAAAGTCTTGGGACAAGCATGTAATTTATTTCATGATACCTGATTGGGTATATGAGTATTCTATACCAGAGAACAAGAAAGATTATATATACGCCAGTAGTTTGATGAAAGGATATTCATCCACATTACCATTATGGAAATATCTAAAAAATGAAAAACTACTTAGTAAAACTGATGTATTGAATGTTTGTTTACCGGGATATGACAATCCGACCCAAGACATAAGCGAAAAAGATTATGGAATCAATTATCTTGGAACTTTGAAGTTCAAAGAAGTTATAGAACTGATGGCGAAATGTCGCGGCATGTTTTATGTCAATACTATGCCCGAGACTTTTGGCATAAGCGTTGTACTAGCCGACATATTAAAGACAACCCCATTTGTTTATGGTATAAACGGTCTAGGAAGTTTATCTGAATTAATAAATAATAAAAATCTTACTACCGACATGCAAGAATACATCAATATGTTTAAAACTTATTCAAGCTTAAATGAAACGCCGCGAAACTTCCGCCCAAAGATGGTTATTAAATGGTGGAAGAAAGTATTGATTTAAGGTTTAATAAATAATAGACTTTCGGCAATCAATTCGTTCTTATCGTTCATAACTGTTTCGACTGGCATAATATAATCAAATTTTAGATCAAACATTTTGTTTAATATTTGATCTTTATTGCAGCCGCCTTCATTATAATTATTAAAAGACACTTCGGCGATAACAACTTTAGCGTTTTTAAAAGTATTTATACCGCCTTCTATAATATCTAATTCACTACCTTGAGTGTCTATTTTTATAAGATCGTAAATATCTTTCACACAATCATCTAATCTATAAATCGGCAACTCTTCGACTATCAAATTTTGTTCGTTATATGTTTGCGAGTTTTCTTTGTATATAGAATTACCAGAACAAATTGGACTCCATTTTGTTTTATAAAATTTAGTTGTACCGTTGATTTTACCAAGCAATTTTATTTGATAATCGTAAAGTTGTTTCTGGTATAACTTTTCGCACTCAGCGTTTCCTTCGAATAATAATATGTTTGCGACAGGCCAGATTTGGCGCATAATGTCTGCCGTTTGGCAGACACTTGCACCGATATCTAATATATTTTTAGGATAAAATCCTTTGTCTCTGAGTAAGAAACAAATTTGAGAATAATAGTCATAAGAATAACCCATGACTATTATATAAAAAAAACTTAAGCATTAAAGCCTGGTATTGGATGAAATCCAGAAACGCCGTCAAAGCTTGGCATTGGAGGAAATGGAGGTATAGTTATATTTGGAGCAGATGTCGGAATGGTGGGCCACACCGCTTGAGTAATATCTGGGATATCTAACATTGTACGCAACTGTTGTCTGAAATTTTTAAAATCAAGTTTCGCGGCATCAGACATTGGCGAATCAGACGACTGAGTAAAATCAGTTATCACAAGATATCTATCTCTTATTGTTCTTATGCTTTGTTTTAATTGTTGGGTGCGGATTTCTATTTCTGAAGTATCTGCGTTTTGTATTGAATAAGAAATTGTGCAAGTTTTTTCATTAATATTGAGTGTTTTGGTTTCTATTAATTTTTGATCAATGTTTATTGATGGTTTTTCATTAAAGATAGCGACCCAAAACGCTAAATTTGGACTACCTTGCCAAGTTAAATCAGATAACAATTCAGGTGAATTTTGTTCTAAAAAATTAAATCCACTTGTTGGTCCAAATGATTCCGGCAAATAATTTGGGCCTTGAATTATAGAGTAATTCTGATTATCGATTTTGGTGACTAAAAAATATTGTTTGTTGTTCATGTTCTTATATTAGATATTTATATTATGGTATTCCAAGTTTAGGTTTCAAGCTTTGAAGAATTGCATCAGCTTTAGCATAGGTAAATCCTTGGGGGTAAGAATTACTTGTATATTCAAATCCTGACAACCAATCGCCAATTAAAACATTTGGTAAATAATTATCATCCCAACCACCATATTTGCCAAGAGCAGGAGACCCAGCTGTAGTTAAATTTACTCCTCCGATGCTTGTGTTAACATAAGATTGTCCAGCACTACTATAAATCGCAAAGTATCCTTCATTAAAATATTGAGATTGACCTATTAATGCAATATAACGTCTTCCAGCTACTGGTGAAATGCCAGAAGAAACCCCAGAACCGTTCCTAGAAAAAATATAAGGAGCCACTCCATATCCTGCAGTGCCTAACCAAAAATCGTGACTACTTCCCTGATATGCTCCTAGAATAATATCAGCACCATATGTAGTATTAGATGCTACGTATTCCCAACTAACTATAAAAGTGAACTCTGTAGTTCCATAAGCGCTGTAATTACTGCCAGCACTGGTAATAGTTTTTCCCGTACCTGGACTATACCCAGTTGTATTATTTAAATGCAACATTCCTCCATATCTGTTTGGATAATAATCAGTCGCAGAAACATTATTAGCCACAAAATTTGAAGCGTTATAAATAGAAATATCTCTACATGCGGTTAGGCTTTTCCTAGGATTATAACTAAGCCCTTGTCTAAAATTAAGAAGAGTGAAAAAGTTTGCGCCAGATTGACTCGCAATACCTAAACCATAAGGAAAGGCGGTTCCGACTATATTTGATGAAGCGTTTGTTATCATAATTTTATAAACTTGTGCTAACTAGCCCTTGAGCAACAACAGTTCCTATCCAAACACCTGTTGTTCCCTGATAAGAGGTTAACATATATACATCTGCATAACCAGATACTCCAGTTATTGTTGGGGTGATACCATTCGCCCATAACACATTAGTCCATGTAATAGAAGCTGTGCCGCCATATTTTATAACTAACATTATTGTATTTACAGAAGGATTAGGCGCTCTATAATTATATGTAAAACTAGATATTGTTGTTGAAGCGGCTAAAGTTAAAACATGAATACCAGCAGCGGCGACATCAATTGTGCATCCTACTGTTCCGCTCAATGATTGAGATGCGCTTTTTTGAACGTATGAGTTTGCTCTTACGACGTTTAAAATAGACGTACCTGCTGGATCAGTATAATAACCAGTATCATTACTATCGTAGAATATTTGCGCTCTTACTGATGAACCATCAAATAATACATAATCTCCACCAACAACTCTAACTCTCCAACTACCACTTTGATTCAATAAACCAACGTCATTAGCAGTATCTGCATAAAAATATCCACGAACAGTTCCTGCATGACCGCCAGTTCTTAATCTTATGCCTTGTGCGCTTGAAGAGCTTGCGACATTCCAATAACTGACATCATCAGAATAAAAATGCTGACCAGTTGCTTCATTATATAAACCATTACCACTCGTAGTACTTCTAAACCAATTTGCAGTATAATATTGTGCTGCTGTTATATTACCGGCTGCGGTAATAGCGTTTAAGTTGCTTGTGCTGGCAGGATCACAATAATATCCAGTATTATCCCAATCATAAAAAAGTGTTCCGCGAACATCGCCTGGAGTCCTAAGACTTCCTCCTCCCCACGCGCCTTTGAACACACCATTTTCTAGTATTAATAATCCATGACTTGCTAGATTACCTGCCGCTCCACCAGCATTTTGATGAGACCAAGCAATACCATACAAATTACCAGTAGTGGTTCCATCAGCGGCTAATTTATAAGAATCACCCATCGCAAATACGCCTTGATATCTGCTTGCAGAATAAACACCAACTACAGTATTTCCATAATTATCATCAATATAAAAATTACCGTTTGCTCTTGTTGCTTTTGTGGCTAAAGTTGTAGTGGCGGAATTACCAGTACAAGAAGCGGAGCTTCCAGTCACGCTTATTCCCCATGAACCACTTGCGCCAGTTCCTGTTAATGTTGGGGCGTATGAGTTGTAGTTGCCAGTATGAATCAGTGATATCCAACTTCTCCAAGTTCCAGATTCAAGCCTTCGCATTCTGATGTCGTCACTCCAGAACGAATATGCAAGCTGGTAGCCATAGCCATCTGGAGATCCCCAACTATTACCGATACAACTCATCCAGTTCCACCAGTCTGTTGTCGGCATTCCTGTCGTATTAGTTCCGAAATAAAATCCGGACGGGTCTGTGAGGCTGTTTGCGGTCCCGTTCTGACGAGTGCTTGAGCGCCCACGCGATCCCTCTCCTTGAACAAAGTTAGCCGCAGCGTTTCCACCAAGCTGGGTCGAGTTAGAAGCTGTAGCGGCATTACCAGTACAAGAAGCGGAGCTTCCACCAGCATTACCTGTGATACTTCCGGTAATTGTATTGATTACAGTTAAACCAAGTAAATTACTTGTGCTTGCGGGATCTGTGTAGTATACAGTATTATCATTATCATAATATCTTTGAGCATATATATCACCTGATTGATTGTTACCATAACTAACTAATTTAAACCATGAACCAAAGCTGCCACCACTACATCTTCTCCACCAAGGACCACTATCAGTATTATATTGAGCAACCATCTGCCATCCATATGCAGTGCCACCAGTTGTACCAAGACTATTAGTGGTATAATGAAGCGCATTAAATCCATGAATATGCGTAAGACCTGAAGGATAATTTGTTCCATCCCAAATATCAATGAAGCCAGAACCACCATGAAAAGTTTCATTCGCTCCATATCCATTATGACCAAATGAACCTACATGATAGTTAGCATCACTTGAATAATCGACTCTTCTACTGTAATTATTTTTTGCACTTCCACCGATACTAACTTTGAAATCAGTTAATCCTAAATATCTTAAATAATTATCAGTTGAACAAGTTATTCTTGTCAATCTGTTTGCGAATCCAGAATCTCCCGAATCAGTATTAATCCATCCAGCTTGAATATACCCACTACCGTCAGTTCGTACAACTTTGTTGACTTCGTTATTTCTGCCGGTGTGAACATTAAGTCCATATGCTGTTGCAGCATTACCACCAATATTTAAACCTGATACAGTTGTATTAGAAGTTGTGGTTATTACTGTTCCAGTTAAAGCTCCTTGATTTGTATCCGTCATTACTACGTTGCCCCAAGCGGACCAAGTAATATTGTCTGTTTTATTTCTTACTCTCCAACCACTTGACGGTATGTTATAATAATATTCGTGTTGAACTGTTCCAGTAGAACCACCGGGATTAAAACTTAATAAATTTCTGCTGTAACCAGTGTAAGTTATACTTCTAAAACCATTATCAGTATATGTATCAAGATTAGCTTCAGTTCCGCTAGTCAATCCACGCATAAAATTGGTATTTCCTTCGCCACCAAATTGTGTTGAATTAGAAGCTGTAGCGGCATTACCAGTACAAGAAGCAGAACTTCCAGAAGTGTTTTGATTACCTGCCGTATTCACGCCGGGAAGATTAATAGAAGCGGAACCATTGAAACTAACGCCACCTATAGTTCTTGCTGTTTGCAAGATAGTTGCTGTTCCTGCGTTACCTGAAATTGAACCAGTAATTGTATTGGTTACAGTTAAACCTAGTAAGTTACTTGTGCTTGCTGGATCTGTGTAATAAGCTGTATTATTACTATCGTAGAATAATGGCGCTCTGAAAGATCCTTCTGATTCCGTATAAGTAACTTCTCCAAAATAAAATCTTCCACTAAGTTCTTGAAAATAAGCAGTTCTAGCAGTAGTACCATCATGAAATGATATATATGGACTCCCAGCACTATATACAGCTATCGCACCTGCGCTGGACATTCCTGAAGTAGATCCAGCTACAATGCTATTATGTCTTGTAGCGTCCAATATTGATGTACTTGCAGGATCTAAATAATATGCAGTATTTGCGCTATCATAAAGAATAGGTGTTTGAACGCTTGAATTTCCATAAACGATATTTGCAATAAAGTTTTCATAGCCTGTGCCAGGATTGTTTCTTATTGACATTCTACCAGATGACTCCATCAATATGTTCGATGCAACAACTCCAGACCAATGAAAACCAAGAGCAGGAGCATAAATTTCACTGGTAAGACCACCGCCTCCAGCCGCTTCTCTAACTTGTATATGTTGTACGTATGAAGTTCCTGCGCTTGTGGTTTGTATAAATGCTTGACCAGCAGCATAAATTCCTCCTGAATTTCCATCAATACTAATACCTGTTAATGTTTGACCAGCAGATGCTCTATTCAAAGCGATTGCTGTTGTGCCAACGTAATGAGTGCTGTTTCCAAGTACACCTGAAGGAATTGTACCACTTAAATTTCCAGCGGTTAGAGTCGATGCCGTAGTTAACGCAGTGTTACCACCAATAGTTAATGCGTTTAAAACAGATGTACTTGCAGGATCTAAATAATAAGCTGTATTATTAAAATCATAAAATATTGGCGCACGAATAGACGATACTCGCCAAATAAAATTACCACTATTATCCCAAATGCAATCTTGATTCCACCCACCACTTGTGCTTCTTCTATAAAAATTTATACTATCGCTTGAGTGATGCAACATATACCACCAAGTTGAAGATGTGCTTTGGAATCCAATACTTGGACTATTTCCACCTATATTTATTCCACCGCCCCAAGCACTTGCGCTACTGTCGTACCAATTTTTATTTGTTTTTAACTCTAAAATATTAGATAAACTTGATGGATCTGTATAATAAGTAGTATCATTACTATCATAGAAAATAGGTGCGCGAACATCAACTGTTGAAGTTAAAGAGGATGTAAATGCAGAATAATTAACATAATTACTAGTCGTTAATCCATTTGTAGCGGTTGCTGCATTACCATCTATGCTAACTCCAGTAAGAGTTTGAGATGCTGATCCTCTATTAAGAGCAATAGATGTTGTGCCAATAAAATGAGCGCTGTTTCCAAGAACACCTGAAGGAATAGTTCCACTAAGATTACCAGCGGTTAAAGTCGAACTAGTATATAATCCATTTGTAACAGTCGCCGCGTTACCAGTAATACTTGTTGCTAGTTCAACTTTAGATATTGTAGTAACTCTTGTCAAAGCGGATGTAGTCGCATCTGTAACCGTCCATCCTTCTAAAGGAGCATTGCCTTGATCATAAATACATCTTACATTAAATCTTCCGTAATAAATAAGACTAGATAAATGTAAACATACTTTTCCGCTTGCATTTGTTCCAATTGAAACAGTGCCGGGATTCCAAGCGCCTAAATTAGTGTAACTTAAATTTGTCCAGCTATTGTTATAAGCGTACCACACTATTTCTAGATGTATTGGCACCCCATTACCGTAAGCGTAGCCCTCAATAATTACAGTAGGCATGTTGAATGTGCTGTAATCGATATTTGTAGTTATTAAATATCCATTTGTAGGAGTTGCGCCTCCTCCATAATACACGCAAGTTAAACCATGATTGGCGGCAGATATAGTAGCTGCTCTTAAATTATTTAAGTTACTAGTAGAATTAGGATTAAGAAAATAACCAGTATCATTACTGTCGTAGAAGATCGGCGCTCGGAAATCAGTATCAGAATAAGCCGAACCAACTACATGTAATTTATTAGCAGGGCTTGTTGTGCCTATACCAACATTACCATTACCTAATATATTAACAAGATGATCGGCTGCATATAGCCCTAAAGAAAGCATGTTAAGTGCTGATCCATCAGCTACATGTCTATAACCAATATACGAGCAATTATATTGACTCTGTGCTTTACCTATGAGATTTATTGCGGTTTCAGTTGCTGCTAAATTTGCGTACATCACTGAAGATCCCCAATTAAATGCATCTGATGCAGTTCCTGCTATTCTTAAAAAAGCGACACCGTCACCACCAACACCTGCTAAATGTAATAATGACGTAGGGCTTGTTGTACCTATACCAACTTTTCCAGCCACCAATAAAGATGTTCCTGAATTTGCGGCGTCTAAATAATATGCTGTATTATCACTATCGTAAAATATCGGCGCACGAAATGAACCAGACGATGTGGCATTTCCACCACCGAGAGTAAATGTCCATGTTGAACCATAACCATAATTATTAAACTCTACACTGCTTGAATTATTATACAAAATTCCTGAAGTTGTATAAGTTCTAGATCCCCAACTACCATATGATCCAGCCGTTCCGCCCAAATAAAGAATTCCACTTAATTGAGCATCACCGCTTACGCTTAGTCTTAAATCTGGAGTTACATTTCCTAAACCAAGATTTAATAATCGAGAATTACTAGCGGGATCAACATAATAAGCAGTATCATTACTATCATAAAAAATAGGAGCGCGACTATCTGTATTAGCAGTCAACGATCCACCAAACCATCCATTACCATTATTTAAATCAACATAAAAACGAGCCGCACCAGCACCAACAAATCCCAAACGATTCGAATCTCCTGATCCGCCTAAGAGTCCACCAGCAATTGTTTCAAAATATAAACCCCAATTAACGTTGCCAGGGGTTATCCAAAAATTATTAACATCTACTACTTGCAAGTAAGCATAACCAGTAACAGCAGATGAAACTATACCTGCAAACGATGGCGTATTAGCTGTTCCTACGTTTTGATTGATTGTGTAAGCGGTTATGTTTGAGGAAGTTCCAGATGTGTTTTGGTTACCTGCTGTATTAACACCGGGAAGATTAATAGCAGCCGAACCGTTGAAGCTAACGCCACCTATAGTTCTTGCTGTTTGTAATATAGTTGCTGTACCAGCATTACCACTAACGCTTCCAGTGATTGTGTTGGCGACAGTTAAACCGACTAAATTGCTTGTACTGGCAGCATCAATATAATACGCTGTATTTGTAATATCATAAAACGATTGAGCATAAATATTATTTACAACTCTTACATTACTGTCTGCATTTCCAACTGAAAAAATTTCTGTGCCTTCTCCGACAAGATTATTATAAAACCTAGTCCCACCGTAGCCATAGTAAGCCCCTATTCTTATTCCAGTGTGCCAGTTTAATGTGAGCTTAGAATAGTTGCCGCCAACATTCTCCATTGCGGTAAATATCTTATAAGCTTGGCTGGAAGTGTAATCTCCACCAAATGTAAGTCCGGTTCCAGCGGTTCCACCAGCACCAACAGTCCACGGTTGAGCGTTATCAGCGCCAAAATTTAATCTTGTTAATTGTAATGTGGCAAATGTAGGACTATTGCTACTCCCTACGTTTTGATTAATTGTATATGCAGTTATATTGGCAGCATTACCATCAATACTAACACCAGTTAATGTTTGTGCGCCGCTCGCTCTATTAAAAACATTTTGTGTAGTACCAACATAATACGTAGAATTAGCGGCTACGCCATAAGTTCCTATATTAGAGGCTGTGACTATGGTTGTTGCTGATTGTCCACCATCCGCTGTTCTTATTGTTGAACCATGATTAAGAATTGCCATATTTTTTTATATATTTATTATGTTACTTATTTAATTGCTTTTTTAACTCTGCGAGTTCGGCGGCCAACTCATTTACTGCACTAATCAATACAGAAGTTAGTTTCGAATAGTTTACACCTAAAGGACGACCATTTTCATATTCTACTAATTCTGGATATACTTGGGCGACTTCTTCTGCAATCAATCCTAGACTGCGTTTGTTGTCTTTTTTGTAATTAAATGATACAGGCGACAGTTTGGCGATTTTGGCGGTTTGACTTGTGAGCTTTTTGACATTTGTTTTGGCGACAACACTTGATGTTTCAATCATTGTTGTACAAGTAATTGTGCCGACGACTTCTAGTTTGGTGGCTGGGCCTGTTGTTCCGATACCAACATTACCACTACTATCAACATTTATTCTTCTATTACCTTGGCCGTCAGCGATTATAATGTTATTGGCAATTGTGGCACTTAATCCTGTGACGTTTGCTCCGAGGATTGTGTTGTAGTTGCCTGTGGTAATACCACGACCAGTGTTAAATCCAAGTAATGTATTTGTTCTGCCTGTTGTTATGTCATAACCACCAGTTTGACCAACTGCTGTATTTTCAATACCAGTTGTATTATTTTGCAAAACACTATAACCAAAAGCGCTATTAGACACGCCAATAGTATTATTAGGCAAAGCACTGCGACCTACTGCTGTATTATTACTACCTGTTGTATTTGCTGTTAATGCGAATACGCCAAATGCACTATTACTTTGACCAAAAGTATTATTTTGTAAAGCTATACTTCCAAATGAAGCGTTATACGCACCCGTTGTATTACTAGTTAAAGCGTTATAACCAACGGCGGTATTATCACTTGTAGTATTATTAAGTAAAGCGTGAAAACCAATGGCTGTATTAGTTGAACCAACTGTGTTATAAAATAAAGCTTGATAACCAAAACCTGTATTAGCACTACCTGTAGTATCCTGTCTTAACGCTCTATAACCAAAAGCGCTGTTACCACTACCAATCGTATTATATCTTAAAGCATCAAATCCAAACGCACTATTTCTATTACCAACTGTATTGGTAGTTAAAGCTCTAGTGCCAAATGCGGTGTTGCTTGTGCCTGTCGTATTAGCATTTAATGCTTTATAACCAAAAGCACTGTTATAATTTGTTGTATTACTATATAGAGCTTGATGACCCACTGCCACATTACCAATACCATTTACATTTAATCTTAATGTTTCATTACCTATTCCAACATTATTCGCAGCACCAACTGTAGAATACATTGACAAATAACCAAAAGCATTATTATTAATACCCGTTGTATTAATAACTAACGCTTGCATACCAATTGCTGTATTTCTATTGCCTGTAGTATTTTCTCTAAGAGCTTGAACACCTACCGCAACATTATTAGAACCAATAGTATTAAGTTTTAATGAATCAGAACCGACTGATGTATTATTAACACCTGTAGTGTTTGTAATTAAAGCTCTGTAACCAAATCCTGAATTGTTTGTACCAATTGTATTGGCTTGTAATGCTGCAAAACCAACTGCGGTATTTTGTATACCAGTCGTATTAGCAAATAAAGCTTTATAACCAAAAGCGCTGTTACTGTTTGTTGTATTTGCAAACAAAGCATAATCACCAAATGCGCTATTATTAGATCCATTGACATTACTTGATAACGCTCCGTTGCCGACAGAAACATTTCTATTGCCAACTGTATTTGCAATTAAATTATTAAGACCTATTGACACATTCGACACGCCAGTAGTATTAGCTCTTAAAGCGTATTTACCAAACGCACTATTACTAGCGCCAGTTGTATTAAATACTAAAGCCTGAAAACCAAATGCACTATTATTTGCACCAATTGTATTTCTTTCCAAAGCGCTAGTGCCAAATGCACTATTTCCACTGCCAGTTGTATTGAGATTTAGCGCTTGATAACCAACTGCGGTATTAGTTATTCCAATTGTATTAGATAATAAAGATGCGTAACCAACTGCAACATTGTATGTACCTGTCGTATTATTTTGTAAAGCTTTATAACCAAAAGCACTATTATTACTTGCAGTATTATCAAGTAAAGAGTTAAAACCAACGGCCACATTGCCTGTACCAACTGTATTATAATATAAACATTGATAACCAAAAGCTGTATTATTTTTACCTGTAGTATTACTTCTTAATGTTCTGTAACCAAATGCACTATTGCTTTGACCAATTGTATTAGATTTTAAAGCGTAAAAACCAAATGCACTATTTAAAGATCCAGTAGTATTATGATAAAGAGCTTGATAACCAAACGCACTGTTGTTTGCGCCTATTGTATTACTATATAATGAATTACCACCAACCGCAGTGTTTTTATTACCAGTTGTATTAGTGAATAATGATAAATAACCAACGGCAACGTTATTAGCTCCAATCGTATTTAACTGTAAAGAGTTAGAACCAACGGCTACATTATTATTACCAGTAGTATTCGTCTCCAAAGCACTTCTTCCGATAGCGGTATTTTGGTCGCCAATTGTATTGTTATATAAAGCATTATATCCAAACGCACTATTAACCCCACCTATTGTATTGTTATGTAAAGCTCTATGACCAAAAGCGGCGTTACGAGCGCCACTATTATTATAGTATAAAGATTGATAACCAACGGCGGTACTACTATAACCAATTGTATTACTATGTAAAGCGCTTAGACCTACAGCAGTATTATTACTACCTGTAGTATTACTCGTTAAAGCTGCCGCGCCTACCGCTACATTGCTTGTTCCAATTGTATTTGCAAACAAAGACATATAACCAAATCCAGCATTACCACTTGTGGTATTATTTTGTAATACTCTGTGACCAAATGCTGTATTTGAACTACCATTGACATTTGCAAATAATGAATACCAACCAAAAGTATTGTTTTTTGTACCAACTGTATTACTATATAATGCGTTAAAACCTACTGCATTATTGGCAGAACCAGTTGTATTACTATATAAAGCGCTACAGCCTACAGCAACACTTTGAGCGCCTATAGAATTACTATATAATGTTTTATAACCAAATGCTGTATTTTGATTACCTGCGGTATTAGTAAATAACGAAGAATGCCCTATAGCAGTATTACTTGTACCACTTGTATTATAAACCATTGTATCTCTGCCGATTGCAATATTGTTATTACCTATAGTGTTTTCTCTTAACGATTGAAAACCAAATGCTACATTATTTATGCCAGTTGTATTTAATTTCAAAGCATAAAAACCAAATGCACTATTAAAAGATCCAGTAGTATTGGTAAGTAAAGCTGAATGACCAACTGCGGTATTATATATACCTATAGTATTAGATTCTAATGCACTACGTCCAACTGCGGAATTATATATACCTGTAGTATTACTATATAAAGCTCTATAACCAAATGCGCTGTTATCACTTGTACTATTACTATATAAAGCTTCTTTACCAAACGCTGAATTTCTAGAACCTCCATTATTATTTAATAAAGCGTAGTTTCCAAATGCACTATTATTAAGACCTGTTAGATTGCTTTGTAAAGCAGCACGCCCAAAAGCAGCATTATGTGTACCTATTGTGTTATTTCTTAAAGCGTAAAGACCAAATGCGCTATTATTAAAACCACTTGTATTTGCATATAATGATCTATAACCAACTGCGGTATTATTACTACCAGTGGTATTATAAACTAACGCATCTCTACCAAATGCACTATTAGCAATACCAATTGTATTAGTATATAAAGCATAAAAACCAAACGCACTGTTAGCTTGACCTATGGTATTAGACTTTAAAGCATAAAAACCAAACGCACTGTTTTGTACACCACTTGTATTATTTCCCAACGCAGCAAGACCAACTGCGGTATTACGACTACCTGTTGAATTAGAATACAATGAATACGCTCCAACCGCAACGTTATATTGTCCAATCGTATTATTATATAATGAAAGAGCGCCAATTGCTACATTTTGTATACCAGTCGTATTACTAAATAAAGTTGCACGCCCTAAAGCTGCATTATAACCACCAAATGTATTACTTTGTAAAGCATTTGCACCAATAGCGGTATTATTTGTGCCAGTAGTATTTGATAATAACGCTTTATAACCAAATGCACTATTAACTCCTGCTGTGGTATTATTTTGTAAAGAACCATAACCAAATGCACAATTTTGCTGACCAATTGTATTATTTTGCAAAGATTTATGTCCTACAGCAGTATTATTTGCGCCTGTGGTATTATTGTATAAAGATTCAAAACCAACCGCAGTATTTGCTGTACCAATTGTATTAACATATAAAGCCATTGTGCCAAATGCCACATTATAACTACCTGTTGTATTAAATAACATTGAGGCATAACCAAATGCAGTATTACGCACACCAATCGTATTTAATCTTAGCGAGCTATAACCAAACGCACTATTACGATTACCAGTTGTATTAGAATTTAAAGCTTTGTAACCGAATGCGCTATTATAATTACCAAACGTGTTAGCAGATAGCGAGTTATAACCAACGGCTGTATTATAAGATCCTCTGGTATTTGATTGTAATGAGATGTATCCAACAGCAACATTGTACTGACCTGTTGTATTAGCATTTAATGCTTTATATCCGAAAGCACTGTTGTTACTTACAGTATTATTAAGCAAAGCTTGAAAACCAACAACGGTATTATTATTACCAGTAGTATTATAAAATAATGAATTATATCCTATAGCGGTATTACTATTTCCAGAAACATTACTATACAAAGTTGTATAACCAAATGAAGTATTATTATTGCCAACTGTGTTTTGAGCTAAATTTTCATATCCAATCGCACAATTAAATTGACCAGCTGTATTATTAAGTAAAGCTCTATTACCAACTGCAACGTTTCTTATGCCAACTGTATTTGATTTTAAAGCGTAAAATCCAAATGCACTGTTAAAATTACCCGTGGTATTATTTAATAAAGCGTTTAGACCAAAGGCGCTATTACCTTCGCCTTTAGTATTTGCTTGTAATGTTCCATTGCCGACGGCTGTATTATTGTTACCAGTTGTATTATAATATAATGAATTAAAACCTACTGCTACATTATTAACACCTATCGTATTACTTACTAAACTACTATAACCAAATGCGCTATTATTTCCACCACTAGTATTATAAAATAAACTAGCAACACCAACGGCTGTATTACCTGTGCCTATTGTATTATTTTGCAATGCGCCTTTTCCAAATGCCGAATTATTTATTCCTGTTGTATTACTTAATAAAGCGCTTAGACCAACTGCTGTATTGTTGTTACCTATAGTATTGCTTTGCAATGCGCTTGTTCCTACAGCAGTATTACTTTGACCTATAGTATTACTAAGTAAAGACTGATAACCTACAGCGGTATTATTTGCACCTATTGCATTAACAGCTAAAGCTTGATTACCAAATGCGGTATTATAACTACCTGTTGTATTTGATTTTAAAGCGTAATAACCAAACGCACTGTTAAATCCACCGATTGTATTTAATTTTAATGATCCCCAACCAAATGCGCTATTTCTTTGACCAATTGTATTGTTTTCTAAAGCGCTGTATCCTACAGCTACATTCAGAGTGCCTGTTGTATTAAGAAATAAAGCTCTATAACCAACTGCGGTATTATTACTAGCTATATTAGTATAAAGCGCCAAATAACCAACTGCGGTATTGTTTTCGCCACCAGAATTAGTAACTAATGCTCCATAACCAAACGCACTGTTGCGAACGCCGCCTGTATTATTTCTCATTGCGTACATACCAAATGCACTATTGTATGCACCTGTTGTATTTAATAATAAAGAATAAAAACCTACAGCGCTATTATAGTTACCAGTTGTGTTGTAATATAAAGCGCCAGATGCAACTGCTGTATTATAAACGCCTATTGTATTATTTCTTAAAGAAGCATTTCCTACAGCAGTGTTGCCTTGTCCACCAGTGTTACTAAGCAAAGCTTGATAACCAAATGCGCTATTATTAATACCAGTGGTATTACCATACAAAGCTGAATAACCAACTGCGGTATTGTAACTGCCAGTAGTATTATTATATAAAGAATCTTTACCAAATGCGCTATTAACAGTACCTATAGTATTATTAAATAATGATCTATAACCGAAAGCTGAATTGTTACTTGTCGTATTATTTATTAAAGCTGAATAACCAAATGCGCTGTTATTAGCGCCTGTTATATTATTAAATAAAACTGTGCAACCAAATGCTGTATTATTGTTACCAATTGTATTATTTTGTAAAGTGGCTGTACCAAATGCACTATTATTACTACCTATTGTATTAAGACTCAACGCTTTAAAACCAACAGCAGTATTGAGACCAGTTGTATTTGCAAATAAAGCTTTATAACCAAAAGCACTATTATTGTTTGTGGTATTGTTATACAGAGCAAAATAACCAAATGCACTATTATTGTTACCTAATGTATTTAGTCTGGATGCTTGATATCCTACAGCTACGTTATTTGATCCAGACGTATTAGCATTCATTGTATAATAACCGAATGCTGTGTTAAATGTACCTGTAGTATTATTTTTTAAAGTTGATGTACCTACAGCTGTATGTCTTCTACCTATTGTATTTGAAGCTAATGAATTCCATCCTACTGCTACGTTACTATTACCAGTCGTATTTGTATATAAAGCACCATAACCTATGGCCGTATTTTGAATACCAATTGTATTTGAGTACATTGCTTGTAAACCTACAGCTGTATTGTTAATACCAGTTGTATTAGCAGTCAACGTTTGATATCCAACTGCTGTGTTGTTAATACCAGTTGTATTAAATCTTAAAGCAGCATAACCAAATGCACTATTACCACTACCGGTTGTATTATTTCTTAGAGCATAAAAACCAAATGCATTGTTACTATTACCAAATGTATTTGATAACAAAGCATAAAAACCTACAGCTGAATTGTTAATACCAGTTGTATTATTTGCTAAAGCACTTGAACCTATAGCTGTATTATAATTTGTTGTATTAGCATATAAAGCATCAGAACCAATAGCAACATTGTGACTACCAAGTACATTACTGAATAATGATCTATAACCAAATGCTGTATTATAAGTACCACTTGTATTATTTCTCAAAGCATTATAACCAAATGCGTTATTTCTAAAACCTGTTGTATTTGCTTTTAATGCTTGAAAACCAAATGCACTATTATTGTTTGTGGTATTATTGTTTAATGCACTATAACCAAATGCACTATTTGAAGCACCAATCGTATTATAAAGCAATGAATTATGACCAAATGCACTGTTATTCTTACCAGTAGTGTTGCTATATAAAGTATCTTTACCAACCGCAGTATTACTATAACCAAACGTATTGAATTTTAAAGATCTATTACCAATAGCTACGTTATAATTACCAGTTGTATTCGATCTTAAAGCGTAATAACCAAATGCATTATTATCAATACCAGTTGTATTCGCTCTTAAAGCGTCAGAACCAAACGCACTATTATTAACACCTATTGTATTTGATCTTAAAGCATAATAACCAAATCCACTATTTTTAACACCCGTCGTATTAAATTGTAAAACACCATAACCAAATGCACTGTTTTTAGAACCAATTGTATTAGCATATAATGTACCATTACCAACGCTAACATTATAACTGCCAGTTGTATTGCTGTGTAAAGAGCTGTTTCCAACGGCTGTATTTCCTATGCCTGTAGTATTTAAAAATAATGCTTTATAACCAAACGCACTGTTTAGGAAACCAGTTGTATTTGTATATAACGCCTTGTATCCAAATGCGCTGTTATTATTTGTAGTGTTACTAAATAACGCTCTATAACCAAATGCACTATTCTTAGAACCAACAATGTTAGCATTTAAAGCGCTATATCCAAATGCACTGTTAAATTTACCCGTGGTATTACTATATAAAGATGAACGACCAACAGCAGTATTATATATTCCAAATGTATTGGCGTATAAAGCAGAATGTCCAACGGCTGTGTTATAATTACCTGTAGTATTGCTATTTAATGATTTAAATCCAAATGCACTATTTTCATTACCAATAGTATTGCTAAATAAAGATCTATAACCAAATGCACTATTTTGTGTACCACTTACGTTTGAGATTAAAGATTGATAACCGAAAGCGCTGTTATTGTTACCAACTGTATTATTTTTTAAAGCACTATAACCAAATGCAGCGTTATTTTTACCAGTTGTATTTAACTGCATTGATGTACGACCAACAGCAGTGTTATATACGCCAAATGTATTAGAATATAAAGCATTATGACCAACAGCGGTATTATAATTACCTGTTGTGTTAATATATAATGACCGATAACCAAAAGCACTATTCTGATTGCCTATTGTATTTGAATTTAAAGATTGATAACCAAATGCACTGTTACTTGCACCTGTCGTATTTGCATTTAATGCAGTATTTCCAACAGCAGTATTACTAACAACATTACCAGTACCTCTTCCAACAATAACACTATTAATAGATAAACTATGTACAACATCTGTAGTATTACTATCTCCAAGCGCTGATGCAGAAGTAAATTTGGCTATCGTATTTGTTGTGCCTGAAGCGTTGGCGCTTGTTCCAGAAGATCCACTTGTTCCAGACGAACCGCTTGTGCCAGACGAACCACTCGTTCCAGAAGAACCGCTTGTGCCAGACGAACCACTCGTTCCAGAAGAACCGCTTGTACCAGAAGATCCACTTGTTCCAGACGAACCGCTTGTGCCAGACGAACCACTCGTTCCAGAAGAACCGCTTGTACCAGAAGATCCGCTTGTGCCAGAAGATCCACTTGTTCCAGAAGATCCACTTGTTCCAGAAGATCCACTTGTTCCAGACGAACCGCTTGTGCCAGACGAACCACTCGTTCCAGAAGAGCCAGAAGAACCGCTTGTACCAGAAGATCCGCTTGTGCCAGACGAACCACTCGTTCCAGAAGAACCGCTTGTACCAGAAGAACCGCTTGTGCCAGACGAACCACTCGTTCCAGAAGAACCGCTTGTACCAGAAGAACCGCTTGTGCCAGACGAACCACTCGTTCCAGAAGAACCGCTTGTACCAGAAGAACCGCTTGTGCCAGATGAACCACTTGTACCAGATGAACCGCTTGTTCCAGACGAACCACTTGTGCCAGATGAACCACTTGTACCAGATGAACCGCTTGTTCCAGACGAACCACTTGTGCCAGATGAACCGCTTGATCCAGAAGATCCTGAAGTGCCGCTTGATCCAGATGTACCATTTCTTACTTGGAATGCTGTATAGCTGCTCATATTATATATTTATTTTACACTTTTATTGTTATGGTCGTGACTTAACAAATGTTTATTTAACTAATTATTATACCCCTGTATCTTAGTATATTTCCAGTAGTAGATGATGTGGCTATTAATATTGGTTTAGATATCTGAGTGATAGTGGATGGTTCAGTTGATGTTATTGCTCCAAGTACCGTTGGAGATAGAAAATAAACGACACCAATTGTCAAACCACTTAAACCAGTAACTTTTCCTTCGAAAACAATATCAAAAGAATCACCATTTACTAATTGAACTATACCAAATACTTCTGCATTTTGCGCCGAATCTGCTAATGCTTTATACCACGTTCCCGTATCAAATCGTATAACGTCTCCTAATATAAATCCATGTGATACTTGAGTATAAGTTTCATATAATGAATATGAACTACCCACTCCTGAAGTGCCAGACGATCCGCTAGTTCCAGAAGACCCTGAACTTCCTGAAGAACCGCTAGTTCCTGAAGACCCACTTGTTCCAGAAGATCCAGATGTTCCTGAAGACCCAGAACTTCCAGACGATCCGCTAGTTCCAGAAGACCCTGAACTTCCTGAAGAACCGCTAGTTCCTGAAGACCCACTTGTTCCTGAAGAACCGCTAGTTCCTGAAGAACCGCTGGTTCCTGAAGAACCGCTGGTTCCAGAAGATCCAGATGTTCCTGAAGACCCAGAACTTCCAGACGATCCGCTAGTTCCAGAAGACCCTGAACTTCCTGAAGAACCGCTAGTTCCTGAAGACCCACTTGTTCCAGAAGATCCAGATGTTCCTGAAGACCCAGAACTTCCAGACGATCCGCTAGTTCCAGAAGACCCTGAACTTCCTGAAGAACCGCTAGTTCCTGAAGACCCACTTGTTCCTGAAGAACCGCTAGTTCCTGAAGAACCGCTGGTTCCTGAAGAACCGCTGGTTCCAGAAGATCCAGATGTTCCTGAAGACCCAGAACTTCCAGACGATCCGCTAGTTCCATTTGATCCTGAACTTCCTGAAGAACCGCTAGTTCCTGAAGAACCGCTAGTTCCTGAAGAACCGCTGGTTCCAGAAGATCCAGATGTTCCTGAAGACCCAGAACTTCCAGACGATCCGCTAGTTCCATTTGATCCTGAACTTCCTGAAGAACCGCTAGTTCCAGATGAACCGCTACTTCCTGAAGTGCCAGCCGGTCCTCTTTCAACAATTTTAGTAGTAGAACCTGCTGGCGCAACTGACTCTACTAAAATGGTATTCTTATTACTACTTTCAACAACAGTAGAATTAGATCCGCCTCCAACAGTTACATTTATTTGATTATTATTAGAGGAAACGTTGACATCTATATTTGACATTTTATAATTGTGTTACATCAGCTAATACGTTTAATCTGAATTCAAAAAGAGTACAATCCAGTATCCCAGTAGAATAAAAATGCAAATCACCATACAAATTAATAGGAGGAAACCCTTTAGTAACTGAAGACGGAAAGCTAAATTGCACAACGCCTGTTCCGTTTACACCTGATACCGTTGTTGGCACAAATTGATATAATAAATTACCGTCAGGATGTGGACGCAATTGTCCTGTGCAAGTTATATTCGCGAAATCTAAATTAGCGGAAGTAACAGTTATTGTTTGCGTGGGAAATGTATCTCCTCTTATTATTGATAACTGTGTCGCCATTTGTTATTTATTACACGTTATATTAAATCTGGAGACAAAAAAACCCAAGCTTTCGCTTGGGTTCGCGTTGTTTATGTAAACTTACTTTACCACTGGCAAGTCTGGATTGACGACACCATTACTTGATGCATCAGCAGCAGACTTTGCGCGAGTGGTTAGTTCTTGATTAATAAGACGAAGATTGGCTTGCGCCATTTCGATCTTACCGAGTTCATCATAAGCGAAAGCTTTTAGTTGAATGTCGCTTACTTGTGATAGGTTAACTTGATTCTGATTGTTCTGTTCCATAATTAATTAAGGTACTATATATTATATCTCGCGAAGAATTTTTAAAGTTTTTTGATGCTTTGGGTTCGTAGGATCTAAAATTAATGCTGGATTATTAATCAACATAGAAATACTGCCTTTATTTGTAGACTTAAATTCGCGCAATAGTTTTTCCTTAATTTGCATTCGTGAGCCGCTTGCGAATATGCCTATGTTTTCGCACATATGCTGCAAATCAACAATAGCCATTTCATTTAGTCTTTCTCTAAAGATATCAATATTAGATGTACCAAATGGATTCATCTTTCTGATGCCAAGGATTTCTTCTAGCTTTTTAACTTTTTCAATGTCTGGATCGAGATGAGCTTTTCCATCTGTAAGCGTTAGATTGTCTAGCTCTGACTTCTTAGGCTCAGGCTTTTTTGCATCTGTCGGGGTATTTTTAATTGACTTTTTAGCCATATACTATATTACACAAAATATATATTATTCAATAAAAAAGGCGTTACCCTTTCGGATAACGCCCAATTTATGACGGACTTACTACATATCAGACAATCAATCCAACCAAAGCGCGATTGTCGAGAACCATACGACCCTCTTCAAGAGAACCATAATAACCAATCTTACCCTGACGAAGAGTATATTGGTCATCAGCGACTAGATTGAACTCAGAACCGCTGTCAGCATCAACAGCTACAGCGCGAATTAGTGAATCACGGCTTCTGTCAAGACCGACTATGATCTGTTCAGTAGCGAGGAATGCCTGAGCAGTTCCACTATTTGCATTTACAGCGTAGTTGTCAGCGTAAGCTGTAGAACCAGCGACTGTATCGAAAATTGTGGTGAACTTCTTACCGACACCGAACTCTAGAATTTCCATGATTGAAACTCCGAAGAATTCAGGTAGACCAGCTTGATTGAAAAGTTGGTTACGAATTTCATCGGTAGCAGTAATAGGAGCATTACCAGCGCTATTAGAACTACTGGCAGTACCAGCTATAGAAGCCTTGGTATTGATTGGGTTATAAGCCATACCACGAATTTCTTCGATGATTTCTGGAGAAACGATAAGATCGGTTAGACCTCTACGAGCGCCAGAAGGAGTACCACCAACGAATGAAGCATTAATACGCTTGATCTTAGTGAACAACTTGTTCAAGTCGTTAAGAACGAAACGTCCAGCAGCAGCAGCGCGGAAGGTGTGAAGGTTATTAGCAGCAGTAGTATCGTTACCAGTAGAAGCGTTAGCTAGAGCAGTCATTACGAGGTTAGCAGAAGTTCTTTCTTGCTTGAGCATAACTTCTTGAGCTATGCGAGTGAAAGACTTACTAACTACGTCCAAACGGCTCTTGGCAGCGTACTTCTTATCGAAAGCGATTGCGCTATCGAGACGATAAGTAGCAATCTTTAGCTCAGAAGCCAAAGGTTGAACTACGTTCTGAGGAAGACCACCAGCTACACTCTGACTATAGACCTTGATGTAATCTTCATCGAAGATATCATAATAGAGGTCCAGAGGAATTGAGGGGTTATCTTCAGCATTGAATTGAAGACTTGTGAACAAATTAGAAATAGTTGGGGCGTTATTAATAACTTCAGCCAAAACTGGTCCAATGAATTCAGCCAAAGCTACTTGAGCATCGAAGGCTACTTCACGGTTCTTTGAGGCTAGAGCTTTAATTAGCTCGACTTGTTCGTCTGTTCTCTTTAAAACGATTTTCATATTATTTATTAGTTAAATGGATTAGACAACGTAAGAGGAATTACAATCGAATTGAACAAGAGCATATTTACCAGTAGTAGTACCGGCAAAATAATCACTCTTACCGTTCTGAGAAACACGTTGACCAGTGCCGAGAATACGGCCAATGATACTTGTGGTTCCAGTGATTGGGGATACAGCACTAGCCAATAGGCCAGAAACCTTACCAGCGTTAGCTGAAATGATAAGATGGCTATTAACAACCATGTTAGCGTCAACCCAGTCAATAGCTGTATCAGCTAGTGTGAAGATACCGCGAGTAGCTACAGGTACAGCTTGTCCAGTAAGAACGGCTTGTAGTTCTGCTCTCTTTACTGGATTGTAAAGAAGTCTTTCGCCATTTTCATCAGTAGCTAGAGTCTGATTAAGAGTCATGCCTAGAACTGGCTCACCAGCAGTGGCGGCTGTAAACTTCAAAGGTACAGCAGGGTATTGAACAGCGCCCAAGAAAGGATAATCTGTTTTACCAAGTGTATTTGTGATATCGGTAGCTGTGTACTGAATTGGATCGAGATCCAAGTTACCAGCAGATACCTTGACGAAAACACCGGCTGAACCATTGCCATTTGTAGATGGAGTGGCATCAACAGTGTCGCTCGCGAACATGTTGATAACATCAACGTCGCTATACTGTCTGAATGGATATAATCTTAGTGACATATATTTTTAAAATTTAACTGTTATGTTTTCCTTGCTGAAAGCTTTACCTAGTCTTTCTTTCCAAGAAGCTTTTGCTTCTGAAGGAGCGAGTGACTGAGCGGGTATAGCTGGCTCTTCGCGTTTGGCGTTAGCCAAAGCTGTTTCAACTTCAACTGTCTTTTCGACAACTTCAGTTCGTTGAGTCTTTGCTTGTCCCATTCTCTTTGCCAATTCGGCTTCCAGACGTTCTTGGAAAAATTTATCTTGATCTTGCTTTGAAGCTTTGTTCTTGTGTCTAAAAAGAACAGCGAGCTTTTCTTTATAAGAAGCAAACGCCTCTTCTGTGTTTGCCAAAGCAGATACTTCTTTAGCTAGAAACTGACGATCAATCTCATCAAGATCATAATCAGTATCTAGGAAACTCATTCTTGAACTATAAAGTTCTTGAGAAGCTTGAGCGGAAATTGTGTTTTCGAGTTCTGCTAATTTAGCGAGAGTCTCGGAAAGTTTTTTGTTGTTCTCATCAAGATCTTTCTTGAATTTTTCAACTTGAGCGACAGCTTCAGCCTTAGCGACTTCAGCATTTTCCATCTCTTGCTTCATTTCGTCACTCTTTAGTTTAATGCTCTCAGCGATCTTGGCTGAAATAGAAGCTACGGCTTCATCACTAAACTTGGCAGTGTCTTGCTTTTCAGCGAGAACTGTTTTTAATGCAGATAGTATTTGTTCTAAATCCATAATTTTTGTTTTGGTAATATTTACAGGTTGTTTTTGTTTTTGTGAAAATATTTTATTGTTAAAGTTTAATAATTCTACAGAATCGACTTCATAAAACTCAGCTTCTTCTGTTTCTATTTCTTGTTTTTCGTTTTCAATTTCTATAGCAGATGTTCCATCATCAATCACTACGCCTTTAACATCAGCAGCAGGATTGCTTGTGAATCCGATACCTAAAGGATAAATACGTCCAGTAACCAAACGATATACTGGAGTTCCATCGTTCATATATCCAGATCCATCAAAGCCTTTTAAATATTTCTTAAATTCATCTATTTGTTCTTTTTTAGTGATAATCTCCGCTTGCTTCAAATCTAAACTTCCAACTGCAATATAATACTCATTAAATCCTATCTCCCAACTTGCGCTAATTTTTTCATATAATGCGGAATCAGGATCGTTAGAATCCATTAATGCGTCTGCGAAATCGCGATCAACTGTTTTATAAATTACAGCGGCCAAAGCAATATTAAATGGACTAAGACTTCCTCTTACATCTTCGTCAGATAATATTTTATTCTCTCCATAAGAAGAAAACGCTGAATTAACAATATGCCCAACTACTCTTTTCTTGTTATGTTCAATATTTGTTGGCTTATGAATGAAATAATTTTTAAATGCAATGGCTGTATTCGTATCAATACCATCACCATTTTTATTAAAACGATTTACAAGAGCCGCATTAAATGCAGCCCCAACTAAATCAACATTCTTTTCTAAATTAACTGAAGAAGGTATAATTGATTTAAGCGGTTCCAATGAAGCTTGCGACAACAAAACATTGCTATCGAAATTTAACGAAGCCGTAACTATGTTGTCAAATTTAGTTCTATAAAGGAACATATATTTACATTTTACACGGAATACTTAGTACTGTGATATAAAAGTGCTGCTGCATATGTGTCTAAATCATGTTCGCCAGCAGTAGTTTGTATCTCACTTAATATGTTTAGCTTGTCTAATTTATTTGGATCGTTTAGAACTTCTGTAGCTAAAGAAGTCCAAGATTCACACTGAGATCCTAATATGATTGCTTCGGAAATACCTTGTGCTAATTTATTCTGTTCAGCGTTTAGAGATTTTTTAGAATATTTCTTTTTCAAACCTAATTCTACAATAGAATACAAATCTTTTGTTTTATCCATGACTTTAGCGATTGCATCTTTTGCATAAACAGAAGCGTTAGATCCGACAGGACGACCTTTTTCAGTTGGAGTCGTTGTTTTTTTGATTGCGGGTTTAACTCCTGAAACTTCAGGCGTTGGAGGAGCGATAACAGGAACGCCGCCAACAATTGGGTTATAATATCCCTTCTTTCTTTCTTCTACAAACTTAGCTTGAGCAGTGCCTAGCTCTTCTTTAGTTGGATAAATACCAGTTTCAATTACTCTCAACCCTTCTTCTGGAGGTAGTATTCCTAGTTCCATCATGCGCGTGACCACGCGATTAAATTGAGTCTCGTCTTTAATAGATACCTCTTCAAACTTAGCGATAGGGCATTTACCTTTAAATCCCAAGTTGCGAAAAATCAATTCCATTTCAGGCTGTAGAAAATCATTCAAGAAAGCTTTTCTAGCTTCCTTTAATCTTTCGAAAAATACTTGAGCTTTTACAGTTGTGTTTGCAAACTTTTCTGAACCGATAAGAATGTTCTGCAATCCTTCTTTAATGTCCTCATTAACGACTTTATACTTTTCATATCCTAAAACTTTATTCATATCTGGGATAATGAACTCAGCTTTTGTTGTATAATCTGCAACTAGAACGCGACCAACAGATTGATTGCTCAAAAGACTTTGCATCGCTTTTATATTCTTGTGATTAATACCTCCTTTAGCTGGTTCGCTACCCATAGTTATCAATAGAATGACATTCTCAATTGTGCGGCAAATAGCTTGATCAATCTTTTTCATTTCCATCTTAAAATTGATATCATCAAGAACGGCAAAACCAAAAGGTATAGCAAAAGGTTCGTAATCTTGCTTCTTATAAAAAGAATAAATAATATCTGTAGGATTCAATTGAATTTTAAGCCCATCTCTTGCCCATTGACCCAATCTGATTTTTTCTTTTGTATCGTTGTCTAAACTATCAAACACAACTTTGTCATGATCGTTTTTAGGCGATCTAAGTCTTTCTAATTCGTATTCAGAAAGTATTTTTTGATAAACAATTTGATGCCAAGAACTTGTGTGATTTGTTGTTAAATAATATGGATTGAGAAGTGTGTATTGAACTGGAATTAAATTCTTTACGTCGTATGACGTAGGATAATTATACAATTTAATATCTGTATTATAAGACGCTCCATCATATGAAGCGTATGTTTCTAGAATTTTTTGAAAATCGTCGATATTAAATTTAGCATTTATCTTGTAAAAGAAAACATTACCACTGCGATAATACTCGCGGAAGTATTGATCTTTAACATTCCACATCCTTGTATACTTCATCCATTTTGAGAAAAAGTCTTTTGATTTTTGACTTCCACCTTCTAAATATATTTCAGCATTAGCAAATTCAGACATAATATCAACAGCATTTCTAAAAATAGCTATATTTGCATAAGCTTTCTGGCATAATTCTATAGCGTCACGAATATTATACCCGTTAATAGAAGTTTCGAACGGCAACATTCCTTCTCTAATGTTTCCATATTTATAAATTTTTGGTCCTACATAAGCCAAATTTCTGCGTAAATTAGTAGATTCTCCTCCTCCACTTCTTTCATAACTAGAAGCTTTAGCCTCTTGTTGATAGAATGGATCACCAACTAAAGAAGGTTCAGAAGCATTATCTCTTAACATAGCGTCAAGCGGCTCAGACTGCCCTTCTTGAGCTTTAGAGAATTTGCCCCAATAATCTGATCTTTTATTATATTTGCGACTCATGTTAATAATAGTTACACATTGTCACTTTAAAAGTGACTTTTTAACTTTTAAGCTATAAACATTGGTTCAAAAGTTTCAGTCATATCTTCAACTTGAGTATTATTCATGTCGAAATAAATCTTACACAACCAATTACCTAATACTAATGCTGAGTAACTATCTTTTCTAGGTTTATCTGGTCCAGACTTACGTTTAAGGTTCGCTGGAAGATCAAAGTTCTGCATACCTTGAGCAGATGTTGTTATTTGTATGAGAGCGCATTCTGTTTTAGTTAACAATATCATATCAGTTAAATGTTCTACAAAATCAATCATTTTAGCTTCTTCATTTTCTTTTTCAGTGTCCAAAGCGTTAGAGAATTTTAAATCTGTAATACCAATACGCTTTTTAGTTTGACTTCTGAAATTATCATCAATAGCTCTACTAGCGAAATATGTACGGCGATGATCGAAATTCGCTTGTAACAACTCATTCGCTAATCGTATCCAACCTGAAGTTGGTTTTCTTAAGAAAACGTATTTATAATCTGATCTGTTGTATTCAGTTTTTGCAGAATATAAATTTTGAGCATATTCTTCGGGTCTTTCGAATTCTGTTACCATTGATTTCAAATTTATTTTAGCATCCTTAAACAATTCGCTTTCATTGCAAGAATTCATGAACTGAACGCCGCCGTTATAGTCCATGCAGATCGCTATGATATTAAAGTTCTGCAATAGATATAAGAAATATTTAATATGATCTTTTAAAGAAGATCCAGAGAGAGCGTAAGAATGAATTAAAGTATTAATTTGTTTTTCTTTATCTATTTTTAATACTTGAATGGCAAAATCATCTGATGATTCAGTTTCTGACCAAGAAGGATCTACCGCCAATATATATTCATCTTCTGGATTACCAACCACCTCAACGGCAGGAAGCTCACCATCAGGAACAGTGCATAACGCCATCTTAGATATTTTAAAATAGCCAGAACTATCA